TTTAACGAATCAGCAACGATTGATTTTGAATCAGGTTCTTGTGATAAACTCAAAGGTTTACTTATGAAAAAGATATCTCCGTAAAAGTTATTAAGTGTATAGTGTGCATATTCTAAAGCGTCGGTAATGATCTTTTGACGTTCAAGTGCGTAGTTATTCATAAACAATTGGTACGCTGTTTCAAGTTCTTGAGAACCTCCTAATTGACCCGCTGTTTTAATTGAAAATAACGTCGGACTAATCACTGAGTGTCCAACCATAATATCGTCAATTATACTTTCTTGTGTTAATAGGTATCTTTGGTCTAAGTTATTCCCGTTGATTTGCGTAACTGTCGGAGCGTTTTCGCTACCTCTTGAAAAAGTAACTATTATACCGCCTTGAGTATCTCTATTGGTTGCATCCCCTTTTAATTGTGCAATTAATTTCTTTTTGTCATGTTCATTATCTGGTCCACCTGTTGGAACATTAATCATTGTGCCACCCTTGAAAGAATTCACTACCTCTGAATATCTGAAATAATTCATTTCAATGCTAGCCATGATTGATTTAATTGCACCAGAATATGAAGGAATAGGATATACCGATTTAGTTAGTAAACCCGTTTTCTCGTCGATTATATGCTGTTTAGAACGTGAACTAACATAAAGTAAACATTCTTTATCTTCAAGGCTTAAATCTTCAATATTCTTAATCTTTTTGAATCCTGTTTTTTCCTCAGTTTGATTTCGTTCTTTCCAGTTTTCTGAGTAATAAAAGAAACTAGAATCTTCACCTTTACGAATCAATTCAGTAGAAACGTGGTGAGCGTCCCAAAACTTTGAAATAGGATTTTTTCTAAACATGATAGCAAATGAATCTAATAACTCAAAGTCTTTTGCCACCATTAAAGAAATCTCATCTAAAGAGAAAGGTGCGTTCCCGTTCTTTTTAATCAATTCCCATTTAGGCAAATCATTTGTTTGTGCATCTAATCCACTTGAAGCAATATATTTCACCTTAGAATTTACAATACCGCCATGAATAGAACTATTATAATAAAGCCCTATTAAGAATTGAGGGTAGTCGTTATTATCCCCCCAACTAATCCAACTTTGACCAGCCTTCTGTTTCTCTATTGGCAAAGGAATTTTAGCCTCCCTAAATATATAATTATCCATAAATGTTCTTTATTGTTGTGGTTTGTGTGAATGTAGGAATAGCAACCGAATCAGTTTTAACCCGTGCTTTACCTTGCTCACATAAAAATCCTAGATTATAGTTTTCTTCCCCTGTTATTTCCATTTGATAAACGTAATATTGATAATCTCCCAAAGGTAAAGTAATACTAGTACCCTCGTATAAGTTAAAAAGATTAAAACGCTTTTTTGTAGTTGATAAATCGGTAAGATTGCAGAAATATTCCTTCTTAGATTGTTCATTTACAAATCGAAATAACCAGATCTCTGGGTAGTTATCATTCATTTTCTCCTTAAGAGTTAAACAAATGCTATTGTTTTGATTTTTTTCGATTAGAAAGAACACGTGTTTTTGGTTTATTTTCTACTAAATTACTAATTTCTTGAAAAATATTAGGGCAAAATTTAAATAAAATATCTTTATTTTCTTCATTTGCCACTAAAAACATTTTTAATTTGTCAATCCAAACGTTTTGACCTTTGAAATTCTCTTTATATTCCATGATTTTAAGTATTAAAAAAAGGGGGCTAATTAATAACCCCCTTAATTCTATTTAACATAATAATTTATTCAAATACGTTAGTGCAAAACAATTCAAATATAAACTTGTTTTCTTCATTCGCTAACACGTCCATTTTGATAGCATCAACCCAAACGATTTGATTTAAAAACATTGCTTTATATTCCATGTTAAGACAATAAAGTAGTTACTATTGCATCTGAAATTTTAGGAGTCATTTGTTTTTCACGTCCTGAGATAGTCAAAGTGTAGCCGTTCATATCTTCAAACTTAGTCCCTGAGGTTCTAGTTAAAGAAACTTTTAACCCGTTAACTAATCCTAAAACTTCATTTGATCCGTCATTCAATTTAGCGATAATACACACTCGGTCTCTCACTAAATTTTCAAAAAATTGAACGTCCGCCTCTTTGTTTGAAGCAAATTTAATATTCCCAGTAATCTCAAATCCTGTCGATGCGTTTTCACGTGAGCCAATTGACGTAACAGTGAAGTCTGACATTTCAGAATCAATATTGAAAGTATAGAATAATTTCGCAGAAACGTTAGCCATAGCCGTAATGTTACCGGTTGTTCTAGTAAACGTATAGTTAGCCGCACCCGTATTTTCATCTCTTAATGAACCTATGTAAATTGCTGATACACCGCCAGCAACGTCACATATAATCCCATTATATCCACTTGTTAATTCACACATATTTATAATATTTTAAAAAGGGGCATTACACCCCTTAATGGTTAATAATTACGCTCTTTTAACTCTTACAAAGTATTGAGGGAATACATACTGTACACCTAATCTGAAAGAAGTATCAACTTTTAACTTTTCGTTGTAAGCATCGTATTTGATATCAAAGTTCTCATCTTCACGTGCATCAACACCTAAGAAAACTAATGATGTAGGAATTGCAAAGATTTCGTTTTGACCATCTAATGCAGGTACTGTAATAACCTCTACATTTGTTTGTGGTAAAATAAATCTAATAGAACCACCCTCTGAAGTGTATTGAATACGATCGTAAGCATTTGCTGCATTCCAATCTGAAATAATTGCTAAAGCCTCAGTACGTCCTGTGTATAATGCAATCTCCATTTGGTTATCGAAAATCTCAGCAGGTATTTTAGTGAATACTTCATAAGCTGCATCGTAACCATTAGAAGTTGTAATAGTAGCGAAAGTAGTAGTAGTTTTTAAAACTGCTGTATCTGCTTTCAATGCTTTAACTAAACCATCAAAGTGAACTAATTCAGTATCTAAAGAAGTAGTATCACCTAACCATACTAATCTTTCAGCTTTCTTTTGTAATTGTTTAGTTAAGTAAGCCATTAAGATAGTTTCCAAAGGTGCAGGTAATTGACCTTCTTGGTTTTTCATTCCCAAAGCATTCAATACTTGAGTCATCTTCGTGTTTAAAGTCTCATTACAAAACTCAACACCCATGTACAAAGGTTTAGTTGTTAAAACTTTCTCAGTGAATACTACAGAACCATCTGGTGAAGGAGTACAAGCTGCTTTTGCTTGCAACGCTACAGATGAAGATAATAAAGCGATCTCACGTGAACCTTTAACACCTTCTTCTAACATAAGTTTCTCAAGGAAACGAGAAGTTGCTACTAAATCTGGTGTAATGTTTGGAAGTGTATTATCTTTCCACGCTGCAAGTCCAGATACATCATATCCGAATTTCTCTTTTAATGTTCTTTTAATTGACATTTTGATTTTTATTTTTTAGTTAATATTTCTTTGACAGTTAGTTCTTTCGACATTTCAACTTTTTTTCTTTCGTCTTTGAACTTTGACTCTTTTACTTCCAACAACTCAGCAAATTTTGCCTCTAATGCTGTAATTCTAGAATCTGTATCTGTAATCACTTGTTGAATGATAGCATCAAACTCTTGCTTGCTCATCATTTCATTAACAGGCTCTTCCTCAGACATAGGCTCTTCCTCTACGTTAACCGCTTCTAGTTTTACTAAAACACCATTAACATCAATAGATACTACCCATAGTTGATCTTCATATTCAACTTGGTATTCACCCTCAGGCGCAGGAATTTGATTGCCCTCTTCATCTAATACGAATAACGGCGTACCCTCAGCAAGTTCACCATCGTATTGTAGAACAATCCCATCAATAGTTTTAACTTCCGAAAAAACTACTTTGTTTTCTTCTTTTTTGAAGAAATCGAAAATTGATTTACTCATTTATTTGTTTTTAATTTAATTTCTTTTTGGTCGAAAAAGCCCTCGACTGAATACCCTCCAAATTCACCACTTTTAATTTTATTCCATGTAGTTGGATTGTCAATTTTGTATGACCTTATCCATGTGCCTACTTGTAAATTTAAACCGCTAAATCTTTGGGGAATTTGTCCGACGTGGCTAATGATATAATCACTAACCATTTTCACGCCTTTTATTACTTTGTTTGGGTTGTGTTCTTCATTGACGTTATCTGCATAACCATTTAATATGTTTTTTATACGAATTTTTCTAATAGTTTCAGGTTTAAATAAAACAAACCTATCTGGGTTACTACGATAAATCGGTGTATTTGCCGAAATCATAACACCCGTAACTATTCTTTTTTCTTCATTAAAGAAATACTGAATCTTAGTTTCTTTATTGAAAGCGAAGTAAGGTTTACCGTGTGCGGGTCTCAATACAAAAGCGTTAAAATCAACACCTGTATCTTCTGAGTCGTCGATAACCAATTCGTAAAAAGGTAACATATTAAAAGAACGTTTTTGTAAATATAATAATATTATGTTAAATAGTACTTATTGCATTAACT